TATCAAGACTGAGGCTAATAAGGCTGTTATAGCACACTTTGTCAATAGACAGATGGAGTTAGATAACGTACGATTAGTTGATCGTACAGCTATCAGAGAATGCACTATTATGTTCGTGTTCACGCCAACCCGTGAGCGCGTATATTATAACAGACTCGCCCAATCAGAAGAGTTTATAGACAGAGAGACTGCGGGGACACGGCAATACCGGTCCACGCGGTCATGGTCGAATTGGATATTCGCCTGGAGGTTTAAGGACCGCCGGGATCCGGTTCGCAATTGTTGAGGTGGCCTAAGGCCGTTACCGGGGATCGATTGCACACCCAGTGTACTTGAACGATCCCCATGCTTGAAGGTAACAGAACGCCTAGGAAAGCCAAATAAACTACGTAAATGCTTCGTCTTCTGTGGGTTATCACAAGGACAAAAGTACGCAGTTTACAACAACAATCTCCCTACAATAGAGAGGGCATTACTTGAAAGAGTGTTTTACGTCGCCAGGGGGGACGGATTCGTCCGGACCCCAAAGCCAACTGACGACGCGTTTGATAGGCTTGAGACTGTGCTAAAGCACTTCCAACAGGAAGCTCGATATGCCGCCCCTTTAACAGCGATGCAATTCGCTGGATCGTATGTGGGCCGCAGAAGGGTGAACTATGAAAGAGCAGCCAGCACCCTCGCCCAAATCCCACTCGGCCCGATGGACAGCACAATCCGTGCATTCATCAAGGCTGAGAAACAAAATTTCACAGTAAAGTCAAATCCCGCCCCTAGAATCATACAACCACGTGATCCTAGGTATATTGTAGAATGCGGTCGCTATATAAAAGTGATAGAGAAAAATATTTATAAAACAATTGACAAACTCTTCGAAGCCAAGACTGTATTTAAAGGGCTAAATGCTGAAAAGAGAGGATATTATATGTTTAAACATTGGAACCACTTCAATGACCCTGTAGCAGTTGGGTTAGATGCGTCTCGTTTTGACCAACACGTATCTCAACCCGCTCTGAAGTGGGAACACACCATATATAAAACTTATTATCCACGCGACAAGTACTTCGCTCAGATTTTGCAGTGGCAACTGCAAAACCGGGGAGTAGCACGAGCCCCAACAGGCACCGTCAAATACACCACCGACGGTTGTCGCATGTCAGGCGATTCCAACACTGCCCTTGGGAATTGCTTATTAATGTCATCCATGGTCTACGCGTTCGCAGAGTCATTAGCTATTGAGATACGATTAGCCAATGACGGCGACGATTGCGTTGTAATTATGGAGAAAGAGCACCTACTAATGTTTCAACAACATATAGATACTTTCTTCACCCATTTAGGATTCAAAATGGTGGTCGAACCACCAGTATACATATTCGAGGAAATCGAATTTTGTCAGTGTCATCCAGTATTCGACGGTCAGAAGTACATCATGGTACGAGACCCAAGAGTAGCTATATCAAAAGACACCGTTGCTATTAAACCATTGGATAACGTAAAAGTTATGAAAAGATGGGCAGCAGCGGTCGGCGAAGGCGGAATGCACCTAACAGGTGGCATTCCGGTTTGGCAAGATTTTTATAGCTACTATGTGAGGGTAGGTAAAGGGTTTAAGCCCTTAACAGACCCCAGTATGGAAACTGGTATGCAAAGAATGGCAAGAGGTCTCTATCGAAAGTACAGTGAACCGAGCATACGCTCCCGCGTCTCGTTTTATCTGGCCTTCAAGATCAGCCCCAATGACCAGTATATTTTAGAGAATTACTATCGTAATATCGAACCTAATTTTGAATCTCCCGGACTAAGACACGTAGTGCTACCACTACCAGGTCTAGCCGATGATGATATTATGCCAACGTAGTTGCAGTAGGATGGCGATCCCTTTATCGGGCCACGCAGACAAGCGTACAAATCCCAGGTGGGGAACCACCATTGGGTCACCACACATAATCCCCCAAAACAGTGCCATCCAGGCTTAATAATTCTGTGCTAAACAAAACGCCAAACGACTACACGGCGGGACACATTGTGGGTGTGGTGATGGATAGTCTCTGCTGGTCACAGGCATCCAATACATGACCAAACCAAAACGTAACCCAAAGAAAGCTGCTAATAAAGTGGCACAATTAGAGAGTAAGCTAGCTAAGATGAAAATGAGTAGCCGCAAGGCTACACCTTTTCGCGATGTTGGCGGTATTATTGGTAACTCAATTTCCAAGTACACAGGCTTTTCCGGTGCCAATGGCATTGGAAAGTGGCTCGGTACAGGAATCGGTTCCATTTTTGGCTCCGGAGATTACCAAATGGTCGGGCAGGCTCCCGGCTATAACGTGCTCGCCAGCTCCAAGCAAATCCCAAAATTCTCTACCACACACGCTTCAAATGTGGTATGCCATCGCGAATACTTAGGTGACATTACCGGCACTGCCGGATTCACCAATAGACAATACCCCATCAATCCGGGTAGTTCTATTACATTCCCATGGCTATCAACTATCGCGCAAAACTACCAGGAGTACAAAATTCATGGCCTCATCTTTGAATTTAGACCGTTAATCACCGACTTCGTTACTGGAGGTGCACCAGGAGTCGTCATTATGGCCACAAACTATAATGCCGACGCCCCCCTGTACACCACCAAACAAGCTATGGAAAATAGTGAATTTGCAGTTTCTGTTAAACCAACTATGCCATTGATTCACGCCGTCGAATGTGCTTCATCTGAAAGCCCTTACAACATGCTATTCACCCGCTCAGGTGTGTTGCCAACTGGAGTTGATGTTAAGACATATGATCTTGGCAACTTCCAATTCGCTACACAATCAAACCCTATTCAAAACTTGGGTGAGCTGTGGGTTTCATACTGTGTCGAGTTCCTAAAGCCTGTACTTCCAATTGATATTGGTGGTACAGTTGCCTCCGCTCACGCTTACCGCACATTATGTACCAATGCAGCACCTGTTGGAACCGTAACTGGTTTCGCTCGTGGTACATTAGGTATTTCATTAGGCGGTACAGGATGGGGAATAGATGCTCAACCACAACAACAGTATAAGGTAGATTACATTTGGAACGGGACCGCGGCCATTGTTAACCCCGGTATCTTGACTCCAACCGGATTCGATGTCGTACAAGGGTTTATTAACAACACCCAAGTGAACGGTGTCGCCCCTTCCGGAGGAGCTACAACCAACCAATCTTTAATGAGCTCCTACATCTTGAGATGCAATCTCTTGGTCCCGGGCCGGGCATTCGCAGATTTATCTGGGGTGACTGTCCCTGTTGGAGCGAGTGTAGACATTTACATTACTGAGATTGGCGCAACCACTTTATAAGCAGCTTTGTCCGGGATGACTTGAAACTACCCACCTTAGCCTCGCGGTGGGTCACACAGAGGAGCGGGGTCGCCCGTTATACACACGAACAGCAGCAGCGCTGCAGGCCGAAATGCCGTATAACTATCTAGAGTTGCCAGACTTACAACTGGCCACCCATCCGCAATCATAAAATAATAATATAAAAACACAAAAATAAAAATGGAGGGTGTGTTAACACCGGTCTAGACGAATCTGTTTAGATCAAGGTAGGCGTGAACGCCCGCACATGGTGTAGTTTCTGGATGTTGCCCGGAGGTTTGGTACCCCCCGTTAAAAACGATTACGTCGTTGCTGTCAGAGGACGAGGACTGACAAGGGGATGAATGCCTTTAAAGCGAGTTATGATTGGCTAGACAATCATCGATCCTGGTGACGTGACACCTTCCTTAGCAATCGCAACGGACCTTAGCAGGGAAAAGCTAGTGGTGCTGCCCCAAGCAGCAGAGGGTGACAACATAATCTCCATT